GCCCCCCCGCTCTACGGCCTCCAAATCTGCGTTCTACGGCCCGTTTTCCCTCATCAATAGTTTCCCCTCATGAACATCCGAAACCGCGTCAAATCGCTCCGTATGGTGCCTGCCAGCGACCTCCGGCCCAACCCGAAGAACTGGCGAACCCACCCGAAGGCCCAGCAGGATGCCCTCCGCGGCGTCTTGGCCGAGGTCGGGCTGGCCGACGCCTGCCTCGCCCGCGAACTGCCCGATGGCTCGCTGATGCTGATCGACGGTCACCTGCGTGCCGAGACGCTTGGAGACGGCGAGGTGCCGGTGCTGATCCTCGATGTGAACGAGGCCGAGGCCGACAAGCTGCTCGCGACGCTCGATCCGCTCGCTGCGATGGCGGATAGCGACGCGGTGAAGCTGGACGAGTTGCTTCGCAGCGTGGATACCGGCAGCGAGGCGTTGCAGCAGTTGATCGCAGCGACGGCATCGCAGGCAGGGCTGTACGACACGCTTGGCGAGCCGCCTACCGAACCCGGCGAAGTGGAAGCACCAGAAGACTTCAAGGAAGTCGACGAGAACATCGAGACCGAACACGAATGCCCGAAGTGCGGGTATCGGTGGAGTTGATGGCAGTCTGGTACGCGAGCAAAAACATTAGCGGGTGGCTTGCTGGGAAAACCTTCTCTATCGACGCTCCATGTGGAACGGTGATGGCGGCAGGGTTAGCCGGAGATTCGCACGGGCACTGGTTCCTGTTTAGAGATTCAGACAGACAGACAGACAGACAGACAGACAGACAGACAGACAGACAGACAGACAGACAGACAGACAGACAGACAGACAGACAGACAGACAGACAGACAGACAGACAGACAGATGGACAAGCCGCTATATCGCGTACCGCTGATGACCGAGGTCGCAGCATTGCCGTGGAACGGCTTCAACGCGATCAGCACATTCAGCGGATGCGGAGGATCGTCACTCGGCTACAAGATGGCTGGCTTTCGCGTCTTGTACGCGAACGAGTTCATCCCCGCAGCGCAAGAGACGTACCGGGCAAACCACGGGGGTACGATCCTCGACACGCGAGATATTCGGAAAGTTCAGCCAGCGGACATCCTCGGTGCTATCGGCATGAAGCCGGGCGAGGTTGACCTCATGGATGGCTCGCCGCCGTGTGCGTCGTTCTCAACGGCTGGCAAGCGAGAAGCTGGCTGGGGCCAAGTCAAGAAATACAGCGACACGAAGCAACGCACCGACGACCTGTTCTTTGAGTTCACGCGGCTGCTGACCGGCATCCAGCCAAAAGTGTTCGTCGCGGAGAACGTATCCGGCCTCGTCAAAGGAACTGCCAAGGGCTACTTCCTTGAAATACTCGCGGCCCTCAAGGCGTGCGGCTATCGCGTCAGATGCAAGGTTCTTGACGCGCAGTGGCTCGGCGTTCCGCAGAGCAGACAGCGAACAATCTTCGTCGGCGTTCGCAACGACCTCGCTGCCGACCCGGCCCACCCATCACCGCTGCCGTATCGCTACACGGTACGGGATGCGTTGCCGTGGATCGTCAAGGCCGTGCAAGACCCGAAGGGCCAGTTCGCTATTCAAGAAGCGTCGGACAAGCCGGTGTTCTGCATCAAGGCAGGCAGCGCGAGCCATGTCTACGTCGAGGCTGAATCTGACATCAGCCGCTACTGCACAGGCCGGGAATGGGACAAACTTGCGCCCGGTGAGCAAAGCGACCGCTACTTCAATCTCGTCAAGGCACACCCAGACAAACCGGTGCCGACGATCTGCAGCAGCCACGGTTCCGGCGGCATCGCGTCCGTGACTCATCCAATCGAGAAACGGAAGTTTGCAATCGCTGAACTCAAGCGGCTCTGCGGATTCCCAGACGACTTTGTGCTGACCGGATCGTATGCCCAGCAGTGGGAGCGTCTCGGCCGCGCTGTCCCGCCGGTGATGATGTCGCACGTCGCAGCAACCGTGCGAGACAAAATCCTAGCGAGGCTCTGATGTGCGGGATCGCTGGCGGCACGAACATCAGCGAAGACACCGTTGCAGCGATGCTTGATCGCATTAGGCATCGCGGCCCTGACGGCAGCGGAATCAAGTCAGTCGGCAACGTCGTTCATGGTCATGTGCGTCTCGCTCTGGTTGACCTATCGGCTGCATCAGCCCAGCCATTTCTTTGCAGCGGCACAACTTTGACGTTCAACGGCGAGGTCTGGAACTACCGCGACCTACGCAGCCGTCTCGGCGGGGAGTTCAAAACAACCGGCGACACCGAGGTGCTAGCGAAGTGGATGAACGCTCACGGACTCGACGGCCTGCCAGAGGTCGATGGGATGTTTGCGTTCGCTTGGTCTGGCTCTGACGGCAAACACTGGCTCGTCCGCGACTCGTTTGGCAAGGTGCCGCTCTACGTTGCCAAGCACAGGAATGGTTTCCTGTGGGCATCTGAGAGGAAAGCATTTCCGAAGAACGTGCAGCCCATCGCAGTCCCTGCTGGCCATGCCTTTGACCTGACAGCGGGGCAGTGGAAGCGGTGGTACACGCTCTCGCAGCGACGGACGATGCCTGCTGCTGACGTTCTTGCGAGCCTCAAGGCTGGCGTGCTGAAACGGCTGGCTGCGGATGCCCCGGTGTGCTGCCTCATCTCAGGAGGACTCGATAGCAGCCTAGTGCTTGCACTAGCAGTTGAGTCTGGCAAGGACGTGACCGCCTACACAGCCGTCGTTGACAGTGCGGCCGAGGACGCGATTTCGGCACGCAGGCTTTGCTCCGAACTCGGTGTGAGGCTAGTCGAGGTTCGGTGCTCCGTAAACAGCGAAGCCATTATGCAGGCAATGGAATCCATCGAGATACCGAGCAAAGCGCAGGTCGAGATCGCAGCCCTGTGCCTTCCATTAGCCAAGCGGATCGCTGCCGATGGATTCAAGGCGTGTCTGTCTGGCGAGGCGGCAGACGAATTGTTCGGCGGTTACGGAAACTTCTGCATCAAAGCATCTTCCGCAGCCGACTCGCAAGTGATTGCATTGCGGAAGGAAGCCCTCGCCAAGATGGCCCGCGGGAACTTCATTCGATGCAATAAGGCTTTCATGTCAGCAGGCGTCGAGTGTCGCTTGCCCTTTATGGAACAATCACTCGTAGAGGCAGCGGTCCAACTGACCAAGCGTGAAAGCCCCCCCGGAAAGAAACTGCTCAAGGAAGCCGCGAAGCAGATTCTTCCGAAGTGGGTAATCGCTCGGCAGAAAGATACTTTCCAAGGTGGCAGCGGGGCATCGAAGCGAATCGCTGCGACTATCGCGAGTCCGATCAAGTTCTACAACGCCACGCTAAAAACACGATTCGGCTATCTCCCAAAGGACTGAGCGAATGAAGATCCCACAGAACTGGACATTCAAAAACGCCGGAGTTGCAGAAGGTTTCGATGCTCATGTCCGCGAGCAACTTCCGTGGTACGACCTCGCTACGGACAGCATCACGCATATTGTTCGGCACTATCTCCCAGACGAAGGCGTGATGTACGACATCGGCGCGTCTACCGGAAACATAGGCCGTGCCGTCGCGTCCGTTCTCACTGACCGAAAGGCAAGGCTGATAGCCATCGAGGAGAGCCCAGAAATGGCGGCGAAGTACGACGCGCCAGGGGCCGTCGAGTGCATGGACGCTTACCAAGTTGCCTACCAGCCCTTCGACGTTGCCGTGTGCTTTCTCGTCCTCATGTTCCTACCAGTGCACAAACGCAAGGTGCTTCTCGACAACCTTCGTCGCTCGCTTCGCAAAGGCGGCGCGATCATCGTGTTCGACAAGGTGATGCCGTCATGCGGCTACTTCGGAACTGTCATGCGGCGGCTCACGATGTCGTGGAAACTAAACAACGGAGCCACCCCCGAAGACATCGTGTCGAAAGAACTGAGCCTGTCAGGCGTGCAGCGTCCGATCAACCCTGACATACTAGGAGAAGACGCCCGGCAGTTCTTCGCGTTCGGAGAGTTTGCCGGGTACATCATCGAGAAACCGGAGTGACCAATGGGCAAACGCGGCCCCGCCCCCGAGCCTTCGATTCTGAAATACATTCGCGGCAACCCGAGCAAGGACCGGCTCAACGAAGCCGAGCCGACGCCCGAACTGCTCGACGACCTCGCCCCGCCCGCCACGATTGCCGACGACCCCGAGGCGGTCGCGAAGTGGAACGAGACGGTCCCGATGCTGCGTCGCATGAAGGTGTTCACGGAAGCCGATGTCGATGCTTGGGCGCTCTATTGCCACACGTGGTCTAAGTGGTTGGAGGCGAAGGCGAAGTGCCGCCAGTTCGGCCGCGACAACATCATGATGGAACTCGACCCGAACCGCACCGACGGGCGGCTCCGCATCAAGTGGTCGCAGCCGCACGCGTGGGCGGTTGACGAGCGTTCGCTGCGGGCAGACCTGCGTCGCATTCAGCAGGACTTCGGGCTGACACCCAGCAGCAGATCGCAGGTCACAACCAATGGAACCGCAAGCCGAAACCCAGTTGCCGATTACGCTGCGGCCCGAGGCCGAAGCAGCGGGGCTTGATTTCTACTTCGATCCAACCGCGGCGAAGCACGCGGTGGATTTCTTCGAGGGGTGGCTGCGGCACTCCAAGGGACGCTTCGCGGGCAAGCAGTTCTCGCTGCTCGACTGGCAGGCGGCGATGATCGCCGAGCTGTTCGGCTGGAAGCGGATGGACGACAACACGCGACGCTACCGCGTGGCGTACATCAGCACGGCGAAGAAGCAGGGCAAGTCCACGCTGCTCGCGGGCATCGGCCTCTATCTGCTGGTCGCTGACGGCGAAAGCGGCGCGGAAATCTACTCGGCTGCGGCGGATCGTGCACAGGCTTCGATCGTGTTCAACGAGATGGCGAGCATGGTGCGTGCGTCGCCCGAACTCGACGCTGTGCTGGAGGTGGTGGATTCCCGCAAGACCATCGCGTATCGCGATACCGCGTCGTTCTACCGCGTCCTTTCCGCCGACGCGTTCCGGGCCGAAGGGTTGAATATCCACGGCCTGCTGTTTGACGAGTTGCACACGCAGCGTGACCGGCGGCTATGGGACTCGCTCCGCTACGGCGGTTCGTCGCGGGACCAGCCGATGCTCGCAGCGATCACCACCGCGGGCTACGACAAGAAGGGCATCTGCTGGGAGCAGTACCAGTACGCCAAGGCGGTGCTTGCGAACTGGCGGCACGACCCGACGTTCTTCCCGTTCATCTGCGAGATGGAGGAGGGGACCGATTGGAAGAACCCCGAGGTGTGGCCGCAGGCGAATCCGTCGTGGGGCGTGACAATCAAAGAGTCGGCGTTCGCCGCGGAGGCGAAGGAAGCCGAGCAGTCGCCCACGAAGCTGAACACGTTCCTCCGCTACCGCCTCAACGTCTGGACGACCTCCGACGTGCGCTGGCTGACCCCGGAAGCGTGGCAGCGTGGCTCGCAGCCGCTTCGCGACTTCGGCGATCGGCCGGTCTACGCGGGCCTCGACCTTGCCACCACCTACGACTTGTCGGCTCTGGTTCTGGTTTGCCCCGACCCGTCCGACGACAGCATCGACATCCTGCCGTTCTTCTGGATTCCCGAGGCCAACGCGGTGGAACGCAGCCAGCGTGACCGCGTGCCGTACCTCGATTGGGTTCGCGACGGGTTCCTCAAGGTTACTCCCGGCAACACGACCGACTACACCGTTCTGCACCGGGACATCCTTGAAATCTGCCAGCAATACAACGTGCGGCAGGTGGCGGTGGACCTCAAGTTCAACGGCCAGCATATGGCCAACCTGCTTCAAGGGGACGGGGTTGATGTGCGAGGGTATCCACAGGGCGGCCGAGCCATGTCGGCCCCTGCGAAACTTCTGGAGAACCTGCTCGCCAACGGCAAGGTCAGGCACAACGATCACAAGGTGCTCGCGTTCTGCGCGGAGAACGTAGCGATCCATGAGGACCGCTACGGGAACATCTACCCCAGCAAGGCGAAGTCCACCGAACGGATCGACGGCATCGTGGCCTGCTGCCAAGGCATCGGAGCGTGGCAGGCGATCGACACCAAACCCGACGCGACTCCAGAAATCTTCTTCCTATGATCGCCGCCAACACGACCACGAACGCCGCCGCGACGAACCGCATCCTCTGGTTGCCCGAGGACGGCGAGGAGCGTATGTGGGACGACGACCCCTCGCGGGGGCAGCGGGCGTTGCGGATCAACAGCGAGAACGCTCACACGGTCGGGGCGGTGTTCTCGGTCATGCGGGCCATCGCCGAGACGGTTGCGATGATCCCGCTGCACGTGTACGAGCGGACGCGGAAGGGCAGGCGGCTCGCCCGCGAGTTGCCGATCTACCGCCAACTGCACACGCAGCCGAACTCATGGCAGACCTCGTATGAGTGGCGGGAGCAGGCGGTCTACCACGTGGGATTGTGGGGCTCGGCGTTCAGCGAACTGGCACCGGCCGAGATTCGCCCGTACCACCCGAGCCGCATGGAGACGAAGCGGCTGGAGAACGGCAAACTCCAGTACCGCTACCAGAGCGAGAACGGCGTGTGGGAGCCGATTTCCGCTGGCAAGGTGATGCAGATTCGCGGGCCGTCCGACGACGGCGTGAATGGCTGGAGGATTCCCGAGGAGTGCGCCGACGCGATCCTGCTCGCCCGGGCGTGCGAGATTCACGGCAAGCGGTTCTTCACCGCGGGTGCCCGGCCGGGCTACGTGCTGACGACGGACGGCCCGCTCAACGGCGAGGCCCGCACCTCGCTCGCCGCTCAGTGGAACCGCAAGCACGGCGGCGTCGAGAACTCGCACGAAACCGCGATCCTGACCAACGGCCTCAAGCCCGCTGGCATCCCGCAGATCAGCAACACCGAGGCCCAGTTCCTTGAGGCCCGCGAATACCAACTCCGCGAGATTGCCCGGCTCTACCGCTGCCCCGGCTACATCCTCAACCTCGACCCGCCGACGCGCGACGCCGAGATTGCGTTCATCAAGTACTGCATCATGCCGTGGCTGGCTCGCTTTGAGTCGGCGTTCACACGGTCGCTGATCGAGGACGACGAGCGGTACTACGTGGAGTTTGACTTGCGTGGCCTGATGCGGGCCGACGACTCAACCCGCTCCGCGTACTACCGTGCGATGTGGGACATCGGCGTCCTCTCGACCAACTCCATCTGCGAGCTGGAGAACCTCGACCCCGTGGAGGGCGGCGACGTTCGCTACCGCCCGCTCAACATGGGGACGCTTGGCGAGCAGCCCAGCGTGGCCGATGTGCTGGCCCAGCAGCAGCCGGGCAGCAAGATCGACGGGCAGGGCGTCGAAGGCGGCGTGGCCGCAGCCAGCGGTGCGGACGCTGCCGCGGCCCCCGACGCTGCCCCGCAGGTGGCCGACGTTTCGCTCAACGGAGCGCAGATCACCGGGCTGATCGCGATCATCGCCCAAATCCCGGCCGGGCTGCTCACGAAGGACGGGGCCGCGGCACTCATCGCCGCGTCGTTCCCCAGCATCAACGCCGCACAGGTGCAGGCCATCTTGGCCGGTGTGTCGGAGTCCGCCACGCCAGCCTCGCCTGCACCGCCCCCTGCGTTCGGTCGCTCGCTGCCCGAGCAGCGAGCCGACCCCGGCACGGTTGCCGATGGTGACTTCGTTTCGTGGGGGTCGTCTGGCGGCCGAGCCCGCGGCCGCATCGACCACGTGATGGACTACGGCACGCTCGACGTTCCCGGCACGGACTTCAAGATCGAGGCGAGCGAGGAAGAACCGGCCGCGCTGATTACGGTCTACGAAGAGGTCAGCGGCGGCTGGCGTGAAACCGACACGAAGGTCGGCCACAAGGTCAGCACGCTCACGAAGATCGACGCCCTGCCCGAGCCGCCGAAGTCGCGGAGACGGAAGCGTGGCTAAGTATGACCACATCGACTTCTCGCCGCCCGCAGGCGTCCGCAGCGAAGCCGCGAAGGGGCTGGCGTGGCGCGACGAGTTCAACCGCGGCGGCACGGCGGTCGGCGTGGCCCGCGCTCGCGACCTGTCCAACGGCACGAACATCAGCCCCGACACCGCGAAGCGGATGGCCTCGTACTTCGCCCGGCACGAAGTGGACAAGCAGGGCAAGGGCTGGAGTCCCGGCGAGGACGGCTTCCCGAGTGCTGGCCGCATCGCGTGGGCGTTGTGGGGCGGCGATCCGGGGCAAGCGTGGGCAAGCAAACTGACCAA